GTTCAGCCAATGAGTGGTCCTACTGGACTCATCTTCGCAATGCGCTCCCGTCAGGACAGCCAGACTGGAACCGAGACCTTCTTCGATGAAGTCGATTCCGCATTCTCTGGTCAGAACAGTGCAGATTCCCTCACTGGTGGTCAAACTGATCAGGCTGCTGGTTTCGGTACTGCAACTCAGGCAGGAACCAACCCAGGTGTACTGAACCCAGTCGCATCTGCAACCACATCTGCGTATAACGTAGGTCAGGGTATGTCCACTGCTGAGGCTGAGGCACTCGGTGATGGCGCATCCAACCACTTCAACCAGATGGCATTCTCGATCGAGAAGGTCACTGTAACCGCGAAGTCCAGAGCACTGAAAGCCGAGTATTCACTCGAACTTGCTCAAGACCTCAAGGCGATTCACGGTCTGAATGCTGAGGCTGAGTTGGCAAACATCCTGTCAACTGAGATCCTCGCTGAAATCAACCGCGAAGTCATCAGAACCGTCTACAAGGTTGCTGAGCAGGGTGCAACTACTAACGTTGCAAACGCAGGTACTTTCGACCTCGACGTTGACTCCAACGGTCGTTGGTCTGTTGAGAAGTTCAAGGGTCTTCTATTCCAAATCGAGCGCGATGCCAACGCAATCGCACAAAGAACTCGTAGAGGAAAGGGCAACACCATCATCTGCTCTGCAGACGTTGCTTCCGCTCTAACCATGGCTGGTGTACTTGATTACACCCCAGCACTCAACGCTAACCTGAACGTTGATGACACTGGTAACACCTTCGCTGGTGTTCTCCAAGGTAAGTATCGCGTATACATCGATCCTTATTCTGCAAACGTAGATTCTTCCCAGTACTACGTTGTTGGATATAAGGGTTCCAGCGCATACGACGCAGGTATCTTCTACTGCCCATATGTTCCTCTCCAGATGGTTCGTGCCGTCGGTCAGGACACCTTCCAGCCCAAGATTGGCTTCAAGACCCGTTACGGTATTGTTGCTAACCCATTCGCAGAAGGAACCACCGCAGGTCTCGGAAGACTCCTCGCTAACAACAACCGTTACTACAGAAGAGTCAAGGTTGCTAACCTCATGTGATCCAAGTTTCACATACTACCAGAGGTCCTTCGGGACCTCTTTTTTTATGCAAATAAATAAAAATAAAACGCTATGTCATTCGATGCGTTCGCAAGACAAATTTCAAATAGGAATTTTCTTGCACCAACTGGATTTAAATTCACCTTAGCAAGAACTCCTAAAGTAGATTTCTTGGCACAAAGTGCGAATATCCCAGAGATAACGATGGGATTTGCAGTCCAATCAACATACCTTAAAGATCTACCAATACCTGGTGATAAGTTAAACTATGGAGATTTTACTTTAAGGTTTATTGTTGATGAAGATCTTGTAAACTATAGAACTATTCAAGATTGGTTACGAGGTCTTGCATATCCAGAAACAATTGAAGAATACTCTGAGTGGATTGAAGGGGATCAACTCAAAAAAGACCCAAATACTTCAGATGGAACTCTTTTGATCTATAATAGTAGTTTCAGAGTATGCACAAAAGTAAAGTTCAGGGGACTTTTCCCAACTTCGTTAACAACAGTTGCTTTTGATGCAGCTGCTACTGACGTGGAATATGTGACAGCTGATGTCACATTTAAGTATGACATTTATGACATTGAACAGTATGAACCTTGACATGATACAAGATCTTTGGGAAGAAGACTCAAAGATCGATGATGACAATCTACACTCTGAATCTACAAAGATTCCGAGTCTTCATTCAAAATACTATAAACTTTATAATAACATCCTTGTTCTTAAAAAAGGACAAGAGAATAAATACAAAATTTTAAAAAAAGAAAAATGGCAATACTACACTGGTAGAGCAGAACCAGAAGTATATGCAGAATATCCTTTTGACCACAAAG